TGCTCCTAACTAACTTACTAACTTCTCCTGGCTGCCAGGTAAGTTAGTTCTGAGATAGCCCCACCATTTCTGATGGGGCTTCTCCTAGTGCTTCTCCTATTGCTTTCCCTGCTTATGCTTCTGCTATGGCTTCTGCTATTGCTTTGACTTCTTGATTGGGAACTTTTCCATTAACTGTTTAGTCTTTGGAGTAAGTCCATGCCAAGAACTCCAGTCTTCACCGCCCCTACTCATGTAGTGAGCGATACTTGCATTAACCACGGGATCGAGCAGTTCGGCATTAGTTTCTAAACCAAACTTTTTTCTACGATCTTCACCTAACTCTCCGATCATGTTTATTTGAAACACTCCCCAAGAGTTATCTCCTGTATCTGCGTTGCCATTATGAGCGAGAGGTCGCCCATTACTTTCTTTCTTGGCGACTGCCCACGCTTCTATGAGGTTTTCACCTTTGAAGCCTACGGCACTAAGCAACTTGACCAATTCAATATCGGTCAGTTTATGAGCGTTCTCATATTTTTCTAGAGTTGCTTCTTTCATTGTTTCTTGCACTATTTGTGCTTCGGCTCTAGTTGGTGCTATTGCATCAGTTGTAGTCGCTACCCCAAATGCTACGGCTAAGGTCGAGATCGACCCACCAAGTATTAGCGTCTGTATTCTTGCTTTGGCTTTTGCTGATGCTTTGACTATTGTCTTTGGCATCTGCTCTGCTCTTATTCGTGCGTTTGATTTCATCATCACTCCAAATAGTCGTTGGCACTTTCAGATGCCTTTGACTGGTGTGAACGAAGGCGGTGTAGATACCGCTCTGTCGTCTTGATCGATTGGTGTCCTAGTCGCTCTTTTACTTCATGTAGATCTACGCCGTTTTTTAATAACTGCGTAGCGTTAGCATGTCGTAAATCATGAGTTCTTGGAAACCAGCCGATTGCGGACTTGGCTATTGCTTTGTTCCATGTTGTTCTCCATACATCACGAGGCATGTGGCTCATATTGTTGATGAAACTCCCTTGCTCTTGCTTCTGCTGGTGCTTCTGCTTTGCCTTACGGCTTCCGCTTCTTACCTGCTCTGCTTCTGCTAGTGCTTCTGCTTGGGCTTTGGCTCTGCGGTAGTTTGCTACTGCTTGCCTACACCCTTCGCATCTACAACTCCCATGTGTATAGGAGTAAAGAGTTCCATGCTGGAACTGTTTTCCGCCTTTCTCGAATGGTCGAGAGGGCTTTGCGCTTCGTGAACCTTCTATTTTACTTGGGGTTAGCAGTATTGTTCTTGGGAACATCAGATCATCTTTTGCTATGCCTTTTGCTAGGACATACGCTTTTAACTGCTGTAATAGGGCTTTTCCTATCACTAGGCTTCTCTTATGCCCTGACTTCGTGGCATCTACTACCAAGAACCTTTCGCCATTGTTGTATTGCTTCCCTAGATCACTAACTCGCCTTTGAATAAAGATTTCGCCAGTTTTGAAATTAATGTCTTTTGCTCTTACTTCCGTTGCTTCACCATAGCGACACCCACTTGCTACTAGGAATTGGGCGAATAATTTTGTTCCTTGTGTCGGTAAATGCTTTACGATCTCTTTGAAATCATCAGGGGCTAGGAGATTAGAAATATCGGCATGGTTGACCTTGATCTTAATTCCATGTGTCGGATTGCTCTCCAGTTGACCTGAACTAACTAACTTGGAAAACATAGAGCCAAGAGAAGCCTTCACCTGATTTAAGGTGGCAGGTCTAACTCCCGATAGTTTTAGATCATCAATTAACTTAACTAGGTCTGAAGGCTTCAGAGAAGTTAGTTCTCGATCTCCGATAACTGGAATTACAAACCTAGTTAGAACCGACTTATAGCCCTTCTTTGTGATCGGCATGAGATCAGATACCGCCAGCCATTGATCTACAAAATCGCCCACCTTCAAATCAGCCTTTGAAGGGGTATTAGAGCCACTATTTTCGGCATGTATGGCGTGATACATGGCTTCACTCTTACTAGCCCATGTGCCAGCCGATAGACGGCGATTTGCAAGCCTGTAATAGCCTGTAAATCTGCCGTTGCGTTTAATCACATACGCCATAAGTTCCCCTGTTCTACTGGCGAGTAATGACCCTTCTACTGGTGAGTAATATTACTGGTCAGTAGGTTCTTAGGCAAAAAATAACCCCCAACCCCATGAGGGCTGAGGGTGATTTGGATTACATACGGACTAGGCAACTTGGCTTATGCGCTTGGAACTAACTTGGTGGAACACCAGATAAGTTAGTTGATCTGGAATTGAGCGTGAACTAACTTTTCTGGAATTAAATAAAGTTAGTTCATTACCAACTGGCGTGATAACTAAATCCCAATTCGTGATCGCTCTCCAGCAGGGAAGTAATTAAATCAATCGTATATTCCAGTTGATAAAAATAATAATCACTTAGTTCATTACCACCAAAGAAAAATCCTTCAACTGGTGGAAGTGGGTTCTCATAATTATCAACTGTAATTTTTTCATCTAAACTATTTAAGTAATCACATAATTGATAAAAGACTTTGTTGTTTTCGATCTGATATTGGCGATCAGGATTAGCCAAAGCCTTAACACAATCACTTCTTAGATTTATTAAATCATCATCACTTAAATAAATAGTTTGGCACTCATCTTTGCCGTCAGCACATTTATTAACTATCCAGCCATGAATAGCGTTTGCCTTGCGCCAATAACCAACCATTGATTTAACAACTATGCTAGAAAAATCAGGAGTTGGTAGATCTTTTAATCCAGCAAGATTTTTAATTTCATCATACGAACCAGTTTTATCAGTATTACTACCTATAAACTTTTCTGCGTATAGATACATGTCCAAACCCATTACTTGATCTCCTTTACAATATCAATAGCAACATCAAGTCCTGATATTGCACCTTCTAACATCATAAAGTCAGAAGTGCCGTCTTGTTCGGCGTTTAGTTGCCTTCTACGCCAAGTTTGTTGCAAGTCAGACAACTCTTTAAGTGCTTGATCTTTACTCATGCCACGATCTCCCATTCGTAGTTTTTAATTTGATCTTTAATTACTAAATCTTCAATCGTGTATTTCATTAAATCGTGAGCAAAGGCTGGTGCATTATCGCCTTCGTGATCATCATTTAATTCAAGAAAGATGTTCATGTATGCCATTAGTTAATCTCCACTTCTCTATTTGATGCCCATTGTTTGATCGTTTCTGTTTTCCATACTGGAGTTCTCCCCATGTATTTGTCGGGTTTGGGAAGGGTGTTGCGACTTAGATAACTGTGCAGAGTTTCGATCTTTAATCCAGTTATCTTTGCTATATCTGTATTTGTTAGCCATTCGCTCATGTTTTTTTAACAACTTTCTTTTTAGTTTCATCAGGTTTAGTTCCCCACTTTGTAGTTTTAGTTTTTGTATCAGCCCATAGATAAGGTAAATCTGTCGGCACATTAAATTGGTAATAAGTAGCATCTTTGCGTTTTAGATTAGATTGATGCGATTGATGAAGTTCGGAATTACCAAACCAAAATGGCAATCCAGTATCAGGGAAGGTTGAGTGCATAGCCACAAAACTAGGCAACAAAGTATCTTTGTAGCCACGATCTATCCACTCTTGGCAGATTGCAATTCCGTATTCGCATAAAGCCTTCTCATGTCCACGCCACATGTTTGATGCAGGGTGATTACGCCAGCCCTTACTAATTCCCATTACGGCTCTAAGTATTTGCCATGCTTCAACTCGTTGCTTACCTAATCGCCTGTAATCAAGAGCCTTAGCAGACTTAACAAAATCAGGATAAGGAATAAAAGTATTAACCATTGATACCACTCCTATATTGTTGTCGAATTAAACTTTTGCGTTCAATTTCAGTTAATCCACCCCATACTCCGTAATGGATTTTGTTAGTTAATGCAAAAGATAAACATTTATTTTTAATTTCTTGATCGCAACTACCACAAAGAGTTTTGGCTTTTTTAATACCAATAACATCAGTTGGATCAGGGAAAAAGATTTCAGGGTCAACTGTTTGGCATGGTGCATCATCAATATCCTGTGGCGTTGGCATCTTTAATGCAACTGGATTGACTACATTCCTTGCCTTAGTAAAAGCCTTTTGATTTCTAGGTCTAGTCATAATCTTTATCTCCATTCTCCTTAGATATGGCTTCAACAAATTGTTCCATGATTTCAACTAGATCGTTTGGTTGTAAATTGGCAAACTTTAATAGTATTTCAATCATGTGTAATAAACCCCAAACTAACATTTCAGGTTCTAATCCCTGATCTGTAATTAATTGGTTTAGATGTTCATTGGCTAAATACTCTTTAACTTCTTGGGGCAAACTGTCTTTTCTTTCTTGATCAGCCTTAAATCCACGAACAATCTTTATGAACTCGGTAGCAAAGTTAATAGATTTAATTAAATCTTGTTGTTCTTGGTTCATTGTTTCTCCTTCATTACTAGTTCGTTTAAGTGATCGTATTTTGGCAATCCATTATTATTTTGATGCCCAGTATCACTACCGCAATCAACGCATTGACCCAATACTGGAACTTCACAACCGCAATCGCAATTACATTGTGGTTCGCTATCAAATGTTTCATCAAACAAACTCTCATCAAGTAAATCATCAGCCATTTGTATTCTCCTTTAATTGGTTTAGGTATTCCATTTCTATCTTTCTGATTTGTATTCGGGAAGTTCCAAACAT